GCAGAGCGGTTAGAGAGCCTAGGATGGAAGCCCAAGAAGTTCACAGACTTTGGTAGTGTTATTGTAGACGAGACAGTCTTGAGCGAGCTTACTTTTCCAGAAGCTAAATTAATAGCAGAGTACTTACTTCTACAGAAGAGAAATGGTTTAATAAGTAGCTGGATTAAGTTTACTGCTGACGATGGCAAGGTACATGGTAGGTGTATTAGTAATGGAGCTGTTACAGGCAGAATGACGCATCACAGTCCTAATTTAGGGCAAGTGCCTAGTACAGGAAGTGCTTACGGTAAAGAGTGCCGAGAGTTGTTTATACCTGACAAGGGACACGTATTAGTAGGAGCTGATTTATCTGGTATAGAGTTGCGGTGCTTAGCTCATTACATGCAAGACGATGACTACACTAGAGAGATACTAGAAGGAGACATACACACCAAGAACCAGAAGAGTGCAGGTTTAGAGACACGTTCACAGGCTAAGACATTCATCTACGCCACATTGTACGGTGCAGGAGCTACTAAGATAGGAAGTATTGTTAACGGGTCTGCTAAGGATGGTAAGAAACTTCTAGATAACTTCTATAAGAACACACCATTACTAGCCAAACTATCTGAAAAGGTTCAAAGACTAGCAAGTAAAGGTTACATTCCTGCTCTAGATGGTAGACGCATAACGATACGAAGCGAACACGCAGCCCTTAACAGTCTTTTACAGTCTTGCGGTGCTGTCATAGCTAAGCAATGGATACTGGAAGTACACAAGCTTATGAGAGCTAATGGTATTAGTTTTAGACAGGTTGCAATGGTACATGATGAGATACAAGCAAGCGTTCCAGAAGACCAAGCTGTTAAGGCTGGAGAGTTAATGGTTGAAGCGGCTGTAGAGGCTGGTAAGACTTTGAAGTTTAGACTGCCGATAGCTGCTGAATATGCTGTAGGTTCTAGTTGGTTAGATACACATTAGGAGAGAGAGATGAAAGTAGAATATATAGACCACATGGGTAATGATAGTTCAGTAGTAAAAGCAGCAAGAGTATCTTTTGCAGGTGATAACGAAGAAGCTAGAGGGGATGATAAAGATGCTAAGCTTATAAAGTATTTAGCCAAGCACAGTCACTGGACACCTTTTGCACACACAAGTATAACCTTACGTATGACAGCCCCTGTACCTATTCGTACACAATGCTTTAAACATAAAGTAGGGTTTGCAGAGAACGAGGAAAGCCGTAGATACATATCATGTGAGCCTAAAGCTTATCTCCCACTCTTTCGTGGACAGGTTACGAATAAGAAACAAGGGTCAGGTAGAGTCTTTAGCGCTAATAAGCAAGCCAGACTCCAACAAGCTTACACAGATTACATGGAGGATTCTATTAGGCACTATGAGAGACTACTTAGAGATGATGTATGTGAAGAACAAGCACGTTTCGTACTCCCTCAAGGCTGTTTAGTGAATTGGTATTGGACAGGCTCACTAAGCGCATTCGCTAGGTTTGTTACACAACGCTCAGACAGTCACGCTCAACTAGAAATACAAGAACTAGCTAAGATGGTATCTGACATAATTCAGCCATTATACCCAGTATCTTGGAAAGCATTAACTAAAAAGAATAAGGATTAATATGTCAAATTTATGGTGGTTAGATAAGGTAGCAAAGATAGAAAAAGAAACACTAGATGAACTTACAACTCGGATAGAAGCATGGGGTTTTCATAAAGGAATACTTCCAGAACCACAAGCAAGAAAACAGTTTGATAAGACTATGGAGGAAGTTAATGAACTCCAAGATGCTATCATAACAAACGATAGAGAGGAGGTTAAGGATGCGATAGGTGATATAGTTGTTACTCTTATAATGCAGACAAAGGCATGGGACTTAACACTGGTAGAATGTGTACAACAAGCTTACGATGTTATAAGCAAACGTACTGGTAAGATGGTAGATGGTATTTTTGTAAAAGATTAGTAGCCAAACAAACAATAACGTGATATAATATAGTCATATTAACAAGCAAAGAGAGAGAGAGCAATTATGAGTAATTTAGTAAAGTTAAACTGTGATATTTTATGGGCATACTTAGACAAACCACATGTTGATGGTATGTTCCCTGATGGTAAGTACAAAGTAAACTGTGCAGGGTTGTCTGAGAAGGCTTCAGCAGCTTTAACATCTATAGGTCTTACAGTTAAGAACAAAGAGAACCAAGGTGATTTCGTAACTTGTAAGTCTTCTCAGCCTATTCGTGTATACGCTCCTGACGGTAGTCAAATAGAAGGTAGCAGTGTAGGTAACGGTAGTAAAGGTATTGCTACTATCACATTCTACGAGAACTCCTACGGTAAGTTTCCACAACTTAACAAGCTTGTAATAACAGAGCTTAAAGAGTTCAACGCAGGTGGCATTAGTGTTGACGAAGACGATGACCTAGACGTTCTGTAATGAAAGTATTAATTGACGGAGACATTTTAGTATATAGAACATGCTTCGTCAAAGCCGATGGAAGTCAAGAGTTAAGTTTAAAACAAGCGCTTTATAGATTCGATAATATGCTTGATAATATGCTTCTCTTTGACCTTCCAGATATTTTCCAATGGCAGATATACCTAACAGGCTCTAACAATTTCAGAATAGAAAAAGCTGTGACTGCTCCTTATAAGGGGACTAGAAAGTCTGAGAAGCCAGCGTTCTACTCTGAAGTTAGAGAACATATCATTAACAAGCATGGCGGTTTGCTTATAAACGACATGGAAGCTGATGATATGTTAGCCATTGACCACTATATACTAACAGATAAGCTTAAAAACTTAGAAGGCGCTATCATTGCTACAATTGATAAAGACCTAGACCAAGTTGAAGGATGGCATTACAACTTTGTTACTAAAGACCGTTACTTCCTAACAGAAGAAGAAGCTAGATTGAACTTCTATATGCAATTCCTTGTTGGAGATAGAGTTGATAACATCATTGGTAAGCGTGGTATAGGGAAGGTTAAGGCTTTAAAGCTCTTAGAAGGCTTAAAAGAAGAAGAACAGTGGAAGATTATAGTAGAAGAGTTAGGTATTGTAAGAGCTGTTGAGAATGGTCACTTACTTTACATGCTCAGAACTGTTGAAGACGACTTCTCTTCTTTCTTAAAAGAAAAAGGATTACAATATGACTAGGGGTGTTAAAGATAGAGCAGGTAATACGTGGACAAAGGCACGCTACTTCTCCTTTATCCGAAGCGCACTACGACAAGCTTGGACTAGATACCCTGTAAAGCATCAAGTCTTAAAAGCTGCTCAGAAGCCTTATAAGGGTGATGACAAAAGAACAAGGTTTATATATACTTGTGCTTGTTGTAGTGAAGACTTCAAGGGTAAAGACGTACAAGTAGACCACATTAAACCAGCAGGTAGCTTAAAAGAGTATGAAGACCTTCCTGCTTTCGTATCAAACTTGTTTTGCGAGAGTGTCAACTTACAGATAATGTGTAAGCCCTGTCACGCTATTAAGACTAAAGAAGAAAGGAAGAAGAGATGAGTCATTACGCAAACGAACGAGAGAAAGATATGAGTCCTTTTGAGAGCAGACTAAAAGAAATAAACACAAGGAATACAGAATGGGAAGCTTACGTAGCAAGAGAAGAAAAAGAAGACTCTCCATCGTCTACTACAGCAAAAGACGAAAAGAAGACTCCGAAGCATTACGACAGTTTAATACAGCCCATCGAGTACATGTATGAGATAATGACTCACGATGAGTACTTAGGGTTTTGTAGAGGTAACGTCCTTAAGTATATTAGTCGTTATCCTGAGAAAGGTGGACAGCTAGACTTAGAGAAAGCAAGCTACTACTTGGAAGAACTTAAAAGGGTTTACTAATGACTATTTTACTAGAAGAACTTAAAGAGAGGTTAACACAGATAGATGAAATAACTTTATTAGAAACACTAGAGATAGACTCTACCTCCCTTGTTGAAGCCTACGAGGATAAGATTATACAAGAATACGACAGGTTGGTGAACTTACTATGACAAAATACCTAGATATTAATATTGATTTAAACAGAGATAAAGAGTTAACTGGACACGCATCCTCACTCCTTAAAGACTTCTACTGTTTAAAAGAAGAGGCTAGCCCTCAACAAGCATTTGCAAGAGCTTCCTCAGCCTATTCAGCAGGTGATAAAGAACTGGCTCAACGTATATACGACTACGTTTCCAAGGGATGGTTTATGTTTTCATCTCCTATCCTAAGCAACGCTCCCTTGCCTAACAGAGAACATCAGGCAATGCCTATCAGTTGCTTCCTTAGTTATGTAGGAGATAACTTAGAAGGTTTGATAGGGCATCACGCTGAGACAGCTTGGTTAAGTGTTAAGGGTGGTGGAGTTGGTGGTCACTGGTCAGCAGTACGTAGTATCAGTGAGAAGAGCGTAGGTGTTCTTCCAATGCTTAAAGTAAACGATAGTCAGATGACTGCTTACAAGCAAGGACGTACACGTAAAGGAAGCTATGCAGCCTATTTAGATGTTAATCATCCTGACATCATAGAGTTCATTAACTTCAAGCTACCTACGGGTGGTGATATAAACAGGAAGTGTTTCAACTTGTTTAACGCTGTTAACATTACAGATGACTTCATGGATAAGGTGTTTAACAACGAAGGCTTGAACCTCGTAGACCCTCACTCTAAAGAAGTTGTTGATACTGTCAGTGCTAAAGACCTGTGGCATAAGATGATAGAGGTTCGATATAGAACAGGTAGTCCTTACCTTAACTTTATTGATACAGCTAACAAGTCCCTACCTCACTATCAGAAAGAGTTAGGCTTGTCTATCAAAGGCAGTAACTTGTGTAATGAGATACACTTAGCCACCTCAGAAGACCGTACAGCAGTTTGTTGTCTGTCCTCTGTTAACTTAGCTCACTATGACGAATGGAAAGATTCAAACATGGTGGCAGACTTAGTGACATACTTAGACAACGTATTAGAGGTATTTATAAATGAAGCACCTGACGAATTGGGGAAGGCGGTTTACTCAGCAACTAGAGAAAGGGCTATTGGCATTGGAGCAATGGGCTTTCACGATTATCTACAAAGTAATAAGATTGCTTGGGAAAGCTGGCAAGCTACTTCAGCAAACTACAAGATGTTCAAAGACATCAAAGCTAAAGCATTGGAACAGACTGAAAAGCTTGCTACCATCAGAGGAGAATGTCCAGACGGTAAAGGTTTCAATGTTAGGAACTCTCACTTACTGGCGATTGCCCCTAATGCTAATAGTAGTATTCTGTGTGATTCTAGCGCTTCTATAGAGCCTATTAAGTCTAACATGTTCACCCAACGTACAAGGGCTGGTGCATTTGTACAGAAGAATAAGAACCTTGAGAAGCTTCTCGATTCATACGGAAAGAATACAGAAGATACTTGGAACATCATTCTTAGGTCTGACGGTAGTGTACAAGGACTTGACTTCCTTACTGACTTAGAAAAAGAGACATATAAGACAGCAATGGAGCTAGACCAACACTGGGTGGTAGAACACGCTGCTAAACGCCAAGAGTTCATTTGTCAAGGACAGAGTGTTAACTTATTCTTCCCTGCTAATGCCCATAAGAAGTACGCAAATAGCGTACACGTTAAAGCTTATAAGGCAGGTTTGAAAGGTCTTTACTACTTACGTACTGAGGCAGGTCAAACAGCAGATAAGGTAGGTGCTAAGGTGGAGAGAGAAGCCTTAGAAGACTATAAAGATGTACCAGACTGTTTAAGCTGTGAAGGTTAATAACATATAGAATAGAGAGGGTGTAAAAGCCCTCTTACTTATGAGGAAATACAATGTCATTATTAGAAACAAGTTTAGCTTACAAGCCTTTTAAATACCCATGGGCTGTAGAGTATGCAGTAGGACACGAACAACTACACTGGGGAGAATGGGAAGCCAAGCTACAAGATGACGTAGCACAATGGAAACACACTTTAACACCTGTAGAGAAGAACCACATCACACAGATACTACGGTTGTTTACACAGTCAGATGTTGCAGTAGGTACTAATTACATAGAACACTTCCTTCCCAAGTTTAAGAACAATGAGATTAGAGCAATGCTTGCTAGTTTTGCTAACAGAGAGTTTACACACCAACGCTCTTACGCATTGCTTAATGATACACTTGGACTACCTGAAGAGGAGTTTACAGCCTTTGCAGATGTAACAGAGATGCAAGAGAAGTTAGAGTTTATGGCTAACATAGATACGGGTAGTCTTGCAGGTATAGCTAAAGCAGTAGCTCGTTCAGCCATCAATGAAGGTATGAGTTTGTTTAGTGCATTCGTTATGCTTATTAACTACTCTCGTACAGGTAAGATGCGAGGCATGTCAGAGATTGTACAGTGGTCTATACGTGACGAGACGTTACACTGTGAAGGGATGACTAAGCTGTTTAGGGAAATGTGTAAAGAACATCCTAGAGTTGTAACAGATGCGTTTAAGCTTGATATATATGAGATGGTGCGAGAAGCTGTAGGCTTAGAAGATAAGGTTATAGATATTGCGTATGAACTAGGGGAGATAGAAGGCTTAAAAGCCTCTGAAGTTAAAGAGTACATTCGTTACATTGCTGATAGACGTTTGATACAACTTGGATTGAGAGGTAACTTTGGAGTTAAGGAGAACCCTTTAGTGTGGTTAGAGCCTTTAATATCCACCACATCACATGACAACTTCTTTGAAGCTACTGTAACAGAGTATAGTAGTAAAGGGTTGGTGGGAGAGTGGGAATAATAGCTAACGTTAAGATGTACAATGGTTGTAAGGTTGGTATAGCTTTAGAGAAGCGTATTAGGATGGTAGAGATTCTAGAGAATGATGAAGGAATACCGTCAGGACTACAACCAGCTATGTATGAAGGATTGTATATAAATATACTTTGTTTTGAGATAAGCTTCACTACAATCTTATTGAAGAACTAGAATGATAAAGCCTAAACAGATGTTAAAGTCTGTTTAGGCTTTTTGCTATCTACTCTTTTGTTTGCTCTTCCACCATCATCCTACCAAGTAGTTGTGATGTTTGTAGTGTAGTTTTAGGATTGTTACGTATAGCTGTTTGTAGTCCTGATTGACCTGCCACAATACGTTGTCCTGTCTTAGAAGCTAACGCAGTCCCCACACCTGTACCAACAGCGGCAGCTCCTGCTACACCTGCTGCACCACCTGAAAGAAAACCACCAAGTAACCCTACAGCAGCTATCGACTGAAACCAAGAAGGATGTTGCTGAGAACGTTGCACATTAAGCAAGCCAATGTGTTCGCTTAACTCCCCTAACTCAGTCTGAAGGCGTTGTATCTCAAGACCTCTCTCAGCCTTGTTAATTGCCTCCTCATAGTGCCTACTAGCTCCTTTATATTGTTTAGAGGAAGCCTTCTTAGCCTGTTCCAGTTGTACCTTTTTCTGTCTGGCAAGTTTGTTTAAGCTTAAGGTTTGTTGTTGTGTAACCTCCTTCATAACAGAGTGAGCATGTGCTTTAGTACGTTCAGTGTTTGCTATTATACGTGCGTTAACAACTTCTGCTTCTCCTTGTAATAAAGACTTACCTTTACCAGAAGAACCTTTACTATGTTTACGCAAGACATCAATATAATCCGCAGGTTCAAACATCCCAAACTCACCAGCCTTAGACTTCATTTGAACAGCATCTTTAAACTTAGTATAAGAAGACCATGCGGCTTTATCAGCTGTAAAAGCCTTCTTAGCCTGTTCAGTTGGTAGTTTAGCAATAATAGCAGTGTCTATAACATCAATAGCCGCTCGGAGTACAGCTCTATCTGAATCTCCTAATGTTGTGTCTGATATTGAGTTAGCCTTCATAGCTAATTCGTTTCTGTTAGTCATTAATGTATCAGCTTTAATACGCCCTTTAACAACCTTGTCAGCTAAGAAGCCTAGATTATTATCAATAATAGTAATCAACCCTGCTTTACTTCCCACCCTAGCACTTAAACGGTCGCTACTTAGTATACGCTTAGTAACAGCTTTAGTTAAAGAATCAACCTTCATAGGAAAGTATCTATCACCGCCCTTAGTATTCTTCTTAACTACTTCAAAACCAGAGTCTCTCCAAAGAGCATCCAAAGAATCATATTGGTCTTGTGGGGTCTTAGCAGACTTAACAGCCTTAACAAGACTCTGTCTCGACTTACCTGATACGTTTACAGGGAAACTAAGATTTAATACTTGCTCTCTAAAACCTGCACCATCCTTTAGTATTTGTTGATTCATCTGTACTGAAAAATCAGAATAACCGCTCCTTGCTGCGTCCTTTAAGACCTCGTTATTAGCTTTTATAACCTGTGAAGCATCTGTTATGTCATCACCAATACGATTGTTAACCTGTCTAAACCCTTCTCGCATCTGCTCTTTACTTTCTTTAAACTTACCGCTTAAGAATAGTGTCTTAGTTTTGACATCTTTTCCGATAAGGTGTAAGTTTTCTTTAGCATTTAACACCCGCTTCTCAAGAGGGTTCATTATAAGGGACTCTTGGTTACGTATAACTGTCTTAGCTAAGTAAGTAGGTGCTACAATATCACGGTATAAACCTTGGATTGTACTCTCACCTCCTTTCCCTGTATCAGCCGCTAAAGTAATAGGAGTGAATACTTCTTTACCTGTTTCATCAATAGTGTCTAAGTTTTGTTCTATGTTCTTACGACCTAAACCTTTAAATAAAAAGCCTAAACTTGCTGTAGTACCAGCAGCCCATAAAGCACCTTCAGTAGCTTTACCTGTTATATCTTCTTTGTTCTCAGCACTAGCTCCCCCAGCAACAGCTCCTTCAAGTGTGCCCCTACCTATCATACCTGTTAAGGTAGAAGGCGCTTTAAGATAACTAGCAGGACTAGCTACAGCACCTGCTACACCCAAAGCTGTACTAGCTACTGGAAAGTCTTTAGCATACTGTTCCTGCCCTTCACGATAATCCTTTTGAAATACATCGTAATAAGCCTTCCAAGCGTCTTGAAAAGGATTAGGGTCATTAGCAGCCATATAAGCCGCTGAAATAGCATTACCTACATTATCAGCGGTGTTTAAAGAAGCTGCTTCAAAGAAAGTACGAGCACCTTCCAAGCTAGCCCAGTCCCAATACCCTTCAGGGTCTTCTTCCATCTTAACTTGTTCAGGGAGCATCTCTACTTTAGAACTGCCAAAATCAAAAGGGGTTGCTTCAGGCTTACCTTGAACAACCTCCTGAACCTTTTTAGGGTCTTCGTCAAATACGAAATCAAATTTAGACACGTTATTCTCCTAATCTATATACTGTGTAGCCTAAAGCATCGAAACCAAACCTTTTTTCAGCTTCTGCCTTTAAACGTGCTAACTCTTCAGGGTTATCCCGAGCTTGATTATAGAAACCTACAAGCTTTTCTTTATTCTCTTGTGTCAGTTCGTTGTATTTATTACCTAGTGCTTCGAGTGTGACAGGCTTGTTAGGTGTTACAGGGCTACCTAGCTGTGCTTCTTTTCCGAACATGAAGTCAACATCCATATCTCTACCTGCATACCTATCTTTCTGTTCTGTAAGTTGTGAATTATAAGATTCAACAGCCATGTTACCGCTTAAAGTAAAGAAATCTTCTAGTTGTTTCTGTAAGTTAGTTGATAAGATACCATCACCACCTGAACGCTTTATAACTGCTTCTAGATTATTAAGTAAACCAGCAGCTTGGTTAGCCATTGCAATCTCAGACTCTTTAACAACAGAGTCAGGGTCAATAGTTTTAAAGAAACTAACTTGAGCAGCTAACTGAGCTAAACCACCTCCTTGTTTTAATAACGCTAAACCTTGGTTAGAAGATGATATTCTTTTCTTACTAGACACTACAGACTTATTATCCACCCATTTATTCTTAACAGCTTCTTCACGAGCTTCTAAAGTGTTCTTTTGCTGCACTACTGCATTCATTTCTTCCTTTAAAAGCGTAGCTTGTTCAGTCATTCCTGCTTTGTTTAAAGCTTCTATAGCACCTAAATATCTATTTTGTTTACCTGTAGAAGTTGAATTCTCATAGCCTGAACCAAAGAAGCGTTTGCTCACTTGAGCATTAACAGTCTTCTCCTTTACTCTTTTTATATCAGCTTCTTCTATCTTGACTAGATACTTTAAAGCCTCTTCATTAGCTAGTGAAGAAACTAGTGTTTTTTGAGCGTCTGTTAAGCCTTTCATTTTAGAAACTAATTCATCTACAGCATACCCATATTGTTTATTTTTATTGTGCTTAGCTGTAGCTTCGTCTAGCAGTACTTGATTATATTCCTTTTCTTGAACATGTGCTTCCTGTTTTCTATCCTCTTCTAATTGCCACCTTCTTTCTTTTTCAGTAGCTATAGCAGCTTGTTCCTGTTGCACTATCTTCTGACGTGCTTCAGCAGCTATCTCATTCTCTCTACCACGCCCTTCTCTACCTGTCATTGCATCTCCAGCAGCTTCACCAATGTTTCTACCTGCTAAGGCTGCACTATTGATAGCTTGCCCAGAGGCAGAGAGAAGCCCTCCTAAAGCTCCTCCACCGTAGTTACCTTGGGGTTGTCTAAAAGGAGCATCTCGTTCCTTTCTAAGACGTTGATCAAGTAGCTGTGCTTGTTCTACTGTCATACCTTGTGTTAGCAATCCTGAATTAGCCATTATGGCGTTCCTCCTGTTCCGAACATACCTGCTCCGATATTACCTAGAGCATTAACAAGTTGTACATCTGGTGTAGACCTACCAAGGGCTAGTTCAGTGTAGCGTTGTAAATTAGATTCGCCTAAGTTAGTAGCTGCTTGCATCTCTGCCAACTGACCAGACTGAGCCAACTGAGCCATCTGTATAGCCTGTTGATTCTGTTCTGCAAGTTGTTGTGCTGGCATATAAGAAGTACCTAGCATACCTTGGATGTTAGCTAACTGTGCTGCTTGCTGTTGAGCAGGGAACATAGAAGTTTGTATATCTCTACCCAAGCCTTCACTAGCTAATTGAGATTGTAGTTGTTCTCCTGAGAAGCCTAATTGAGCTAGCTGAGAAGCCCTTGCTTGTTGTGAAGTAGCTAAACTGTCAGCAGCCTGCATAGCCTGTAAAGAAGCTGAATTACGTGCTTCTGCTTGAGCCTTATCCATAGCAAACTGTTCAGGAGTACCACCATAAGCATCAGTAGCTACACCCATTCTACCTTGAGCAAACATTCTATTCTCTAAGGCTAAACGCTGTCTCTCTTCATCAGGTGACTGCATTGCTCTCATCTGGTCATAAACACCCTGAGCAGTTGGAGTAGCTTGTCCTAGTTGTTGACCTGCTTGTTGTTGGAACTGTCCTGTTAAGTCTTGTAAGCCCTGTGAAGCTCCTTGAGCGACAGGAAGACCTTGACTACCAAAACCACCACTAAGCATTCCTGCTTGTTGTTGTAGTTGATTTGTTATGTCTTGTTGTCCTGCATCAAACTGTAAAGCACCGTTATCGAAAGAAGTAGAACCAGCGCCACCAGAGACTGTATAAGGCTTGAAAGTGCCTGAGCCTGTTAAGTTACCTTGCAAGGTGTTATAACGCTCTTCAGCGCCTGTCATAGCCTCAGTAACACCTGCTTTAGCTACGTCTGCTGCTCCTACCGCACCTAATGCAGCAGCGCCTGCTCCTAAAAGACTACCAGCGTTGTCAGTGAAACTGCTTTTTACCTCGTCCCAATAACTCATTAGTATGTACCTCCATCAATAGTGCCTACGGTAACATCACCTGTCACTGTTAAAGTCTCAAGCGTGGCTAAGCCTGTAAAGGTTGGACTAGCTGAATTAGCTTTACTATTAACAGCCGTTTGTATGTTTGTAAATTCTGTATTGATTTCACCGCCCCTTATAATCTTAGAAGTATTACCAGAAGGTAAGTTGTCTTTAACTGCGAAGTTTGTTGTACTGATATAATCACTCATTATATTACTCTACCTATGATTGCTTGTGCTGTTATTCTTTGAATGGAAAGAGGACTGTTATTTACTTCAGCCTCTACACCTAACTGTACTACTTGACCGCCACCTGAAGCATTAACACTAGGACGGTTAACAAGAACACCTGCGTTGAACTCTGCAACACCATATTCTGCTATATCGTATTCTGCTATTGTCTGGGCGGCTAATAAGAATGATCTCTTCTTATAGTTGTAGTCATAGTCATAGCCCCAGTTAAGAGTTACATGTGTGCCATTACCACCTATCACCGAAATCTTTAAATTCTTTAATAGTTTTAAGTTTGATGAAGCTCCAAAGTCTAGATAGTTGGAGAAGTAGTTTAAGGGGTATGTTGCGCTGTTGTCTAAGTAGCCTTCATACTCTGCTACACCGTTAGACATTCCAAACAGTAAAGTCTGGCTTCTACGTGTTAAGAGACAGTTAGGTATTAGTTGAAACCACTTAGTAGCCCTGTGACTGCCGTCTTCTAAGGGTGTTCTCATATCAAAACAATATGTTAAACGAGACTCAGGAAGTACAAGAAGATAGAAAGCTTCTTTAGAGTTGTAAACACTCGTGATAACACCTGTCTCAGTTAGAACAGCACTCATAAGCTCCGTACGTACATTCTTGGAGACATCACGCATGGGCATTGACTTCTCTTGTATCGTTCTGTTAAAGCTCTTTAAGCCATCACTAGAAAGAAACAATAAATCATTACCTGTAGCTTGAATACTCTCAGTAGCTATACAGCCTGTACCTACTATAGAGTCTACTAGAGACATTGTAGCAGGGTCTGAAGCATTCTGATACACTAACACCTGTGTCTTGCCAAAGATGATTAGGAAGCCGTTGTGGGCTGCTAAGCCTGTAACAACATCACTACCATCAGACCATACTTTAGAAAGGTTAATACTACCTGTACTGCCTCCTGCCCAAGCTGAACCAATTAACAAGTCTGACCAACTAACAGTAGTCTTGTCTTCGTTAACTACCCATAGTCTACCAAAGCTTGCAAGGGCTATTCCACTCTTAGGCACTACACCTTCATAGAAAGGATTATCACTAATCTTGGCACATGTAGTACCATCATAGTATAAAGGGTCTTCACCTTCGCTAAACATGTAATGTATGCTGCTTAAAGTAACACTAGTAAAGTTACCGTTAGCTACAGTGTAACCTACAGGGGTAATGTCAACTAATGTTTCCACACCTTTAAAGACTGCTGAGGATGACATAGAGATAACTTCTGTAGTGCTGTCAGCTTTAACGTATTCTGAAATGCTAACAAGCTCTTGAGGATTAGCTGTAGTCTTATACTTCCAACCTTTCCTAGCTCCTATACGCCCATATTGATCTATAACACAGTTGTCTGCAACAAGTGCAAACTGCTCTGTTAAGCCTGTAGGGCTATCTTGTGTGTTCAGTCCATAGAAAGCAGGTGCTTGAATTGCTATAGACTGTAAAGGCTTCGCCATTGTTCTCTCCTAAATAACGTCAAATACAAGTTCACCAGCGTTGTTAGCAGCGTCTAAGGCTATAGCGTTAGCTAAGTCTCTGTCTGCATACATGTTCTGTTCCATAGCACTTTGACCACCTGTTTCACCTTTCTCTCTTAGAGCATAAGCAAAAGCTAGTTGTATGATAGGGAGGGTAGGAAGGGCTGTAACGTCTGCATCAGCTTCTAAGCTTTCGTTTCTAATAACACAATCTACTGAAAGTATGTATTCTTTATCTGGCTTAGGAAATAAAATAAGGTTAGTATCGTTGTTAGCATCTACACCCTTTAAAGCCCAGCTGTAGGGCATTCCAAGGTTATCTGTCTTGTATCTCTTATCGTCTATGTATGCTTTAGTTCGTTGCTTTATCTCGTTATTATTGCTAGTGTTATAGACATACATAACTTCACCACGTATGCCAAAGTTATTTAAAGGGTATGTATCTTGTCCTGAGTAGGTCGTAATACTTAAAGTCTTTCTAAGGCTACTCCAATCCCAAGAAGCTTCTACAGCGTTGACAGCATCATTAACAAAGATACCTATCAGATTACTATAATCATTCTCGTTAACAGTGGTAACAGTATCTTCTCGTAGTTTTCTTAATACTTGGTTAACAAGTTGTAAGTAGTTCATTGTTTCAAATCCTCTTTAAAGAATATTTTATCATATTTATTGGTAAAAGTCAATTACTTTTTTATCTCAATAAAGGATTACTAAAGTAGTTAGAGATGTCTAATCGGTCAAAGTCTTCTGCTCTAGTGCGTTTAGCATTAGCTGTACGTTGTGCTTCCCTTCCTGCATTAGCGTTAAAAGCAAAGTTTAGTTCAGGAGCATCTACATCCAAATCGTTGAAAGAGTCTGAAGAGTCTGTTACATCTTCAGTCGAATCCCACTCTGGAAAGTTAAAACTTGGTAGTTCAATCTCAGGAACTGCCTCACGTATAGCTCTACCTGTTTCTCTTACACCTGTAACTACAGGGTCTATTACCTCTTCTTTAACAAGAGCAGCTCCTTCATTTACAAGTTCTTCAATTTTAACAACTACAGGCTTTACTTCCTCTTTGTTAAAATCACTTAATGCTTCTTTAAGCTTAGATAAGTCTGGAGCATCTGGCAAGTCAATCTCAGGGGCTGCCTCACGTATAGTTCTGCCTGTTTCTCTCACTAACGTAGTAACATCATCTTTAATAGGCTGTAACACCTCTTTGTCTATCTGTCTACCTACTTCTAAAAGGGGTTCTAAGAAATCCATAGGCACTTTAAAATCACCGCTTTCTATGTCTAAACCTTCAGGCAGTAGTTGACTAAGACCACCTCCTTCCTTAGCAAACTTCACAACAGAGCTTGAAACAGCATCTTCTATTGATTCACCGTTTGCTAACTCATCTACAAGCTTTATACTGGCAGTAGCTAGTGGAGCTATGTTTTGAGACGCCCATTCACTCTCTCCAAACTGTTCAGTTATAAGAGTTTCTGCATAGTCTTGAGGGGCTTTTAAGTCTGCTAGTTTTAAACCACCACTGACAGCTCCTAGTATGTCTTTATCCTCTACTGCTTTTATAGTGTCTGCGCCTGTCTCAATCTTAGACAACGTATCTCCTGAGAACATTCCTGAAGCACCTGCAACACCTGCAACACCTCCTAGTACATTACCCTCATCTATTGCTTGTATACCTTGGAGTCCTGAAACAACTCTATTTGCTATTTCAGCCTTTGCAGCTAAAGAAGCTGTTTCTGCTGATACAGTACCCATGCTTCCTAATGTGTCATTAAAGCCTGATATATCACCAAGACCTCCCATTGTGTCAGCCGCTGTAGCAGCCTCGGCAGCCTCTGATAAACCTGTAGCATACTTACCAGCCCCTGCTAATGTTGCAGAGGTTAATACGTCTGATAAGTCACCACCTTGAATTGCTGTGGCAGCACCATTAACTACTGCTTGTCCTATCGCATTAGTAACGGCAGGTGCTAAACTGCCCATACCAGCCATTGCAGCACCAGCTGCGCCACCTGTTACAGCAATAGCACCTGCAATAGCTATACTGTTGAACATGTTCTTCTCAGTAGGGTCTGGTTGTTCGTGTTGTAGCTCTACTTGATGTGTTCTAGCATTATATCCGTAAGTATCTACACCTCCCCACTTAGAAGGTATTTTAATAGTACTAGGAACACCTGCTCGGTTTACAAAAGAAGACTCTCCTGACTCAAGACCTGCATAATCACCCATAGCCTCATCATTGAAAACTTCCCAACTTTTTATATCTTTTAAAAAAGCTTCAGAACCTAAGTACTTATTTGTTTCAGCTATTTGTGCTCTATTGGCTACACCTAAAGAGGTAGGCATATCCTGCGTAGCCTTAAAAGAATCCCAAACAGTGCCTTGAACTCTCGCTTGCTCCCACCACTCCGACATATCTGAAGTCGTGTCCCAACTAGTGGCAGTGCTCATTCCTCTCCAAGGGTCATCATTACCGGGATTATAAGCAGAGCCTCCCACTCTAGCAGGTGTTAGTAAACCATCAAAAGCACCCACCATGTTCGCACTGGAGTTTATAGGAGCCATACCTGCAAAAGCATTGAAGTCGTCAGGTAGGTTAATAATAGGCTGTACAGGTGGTATATTGTTAACAGGTTGTACAGGGGCTGTTACAGGTTGTACAGGGGCTACAATAGGTGTAGGAGCTACAATAGGCTGTACAGGAGCTACAACAGGTGTAGGAGCTACAATAGGCTGCACAGGAGCTGTATCAAAAGCGTTAAAGTCTGACTCATCAAAGCTAGACGCTAAGCTAGAGTAGTAATCATCAACTGCTGAAACACTCTCAACAGGTGTAGAAGCTTTAACAGACGTTGGGGCGCTTACAATAGCTATAGGGTCTGAAGCTGCTGCTTGCTGTATAGGGTCTGGAGCTGCTGTAGGTAGTTTTATATTATCAAACATATTACCAAACATACTACTTCCGAAACCTCCTCCGAATGTATTAAAGTTATAGCTCATGTTCTTAACCTCCTATAACTGTTTTATTGTTTTCTATTAACGAGGCTATAACTTTAAAATCACTGTTAGCTTCACCTTTAGCCATGAGCTTATCGCCTTCATCAAGCATAACAAAGGTGTTAGCTTCACCACCTATCTGAGTAAACTCATTAGTATTTACAACAAAACCATCTAAGAATACAAGAGTGGTTCCTGTTGCTGCATTATAAAAAGAAACTTCAATAGTCTTATTAGTCCCTGCTGTATTCGTTATCCAAAGCATCACCATCTCAGCAGTCTTGTTTCTAGGAACTTCATAGACTAAGACGTTTGTTAATGGTGGTATAAGGGATGCGAAAGCTGTTTTTTTAATCATTATTTCTTCCAGTTAGCTAAAGTTTTAATTCCGAATGAAGCAGCTATTGCAGCCCCTAAGAAGCCCTTGTAAAAGTCGGGCATGCTTTCCAAGACTATGAAGCCCTCTTTCACATAAGGAACTAAACTAGGGATAAAGCACATGATGAGAGGAACAGAAAGAATGATAGTAAACCATTCATCCTTCCAAGAAGAACTGCTAGCTGTTGCTTGAGCAGCCTCCCAATTCGTTGTCTGCTTTATCACCTCTAAAGACTGTACATGTTTAGCTTGTTGCTTCTCTGCTTTGTTATTCAACCAAGAAGAAGCAAGCCCACCTAATGTAGAAAGCAGTATTGGAAACATGTTAACCTCCTACACCATTCTTTAAAAACCAAGCGAGTACAGAGCCTACTAAGCCTACTACAAGCCAGAAAGCTTTGTCAGCAAACCGCACCACCCCTGAGTTGTTACGTACAGCCTCTTCAATAACATCTAAGTCCTCCTCTTGTTTATCTAGTCTAAACTCAGCCCTGTCTAAGCGCATGTTGGAAGCCATTATCTTCTCTTCCACACGAGCTATAGCGGTCACAGCATCAGTTAGTTTGTCTATTTTCTTTTCTAGTCTATCATACCTAGCTGTGTCCATCTAGATTACTCCTTATATAATTAAAGGTTCTTAGGGGCGCTAAGGACCTTCTGGGACACCCTACCTATTTAGGAAATCCTAGCTTAACCTCTGCACATTTAGCTACATAGGCATCCATAGGTAAACTATTACCCCCTTGGAGATGTACATAGGCATCAGCGAACTCAGATAACTCAGGGTACGCTGCTACACGTAAAGCCTTGTAATCAAGGGTGATTGAAGCCTTACGTACTGGAGCAGCCCTTACAGGCTCCATACTAGTTTGACCTACGACTTCACCTTCATAATCTAGGATGTCCTCAGGTACAAACTTCTCATACCTGTCAACATCTTCTAGCCATAAGGTATATTCGCTATACCAGTCCCAAAGGTTCCCTAGTTCAACCATAGCTTGAAAGGCTTCTCTCACCTTAGTAGGTTTACCTAGAGCTATCACGCGGTCTAAATCAGCCTGAGTCTTAGTCTCTGGGCGTACTACTTCACGGACATAAGTTACATCATGCATCTCTGGTACTTGTCTAGACTGTTCAACCTGAGAACCCGAAGGCTCTCCTGTTGTTTCATCATACTCATCTACCATGTACAGTTCTGTAAGCATATTACCTGTGGGTTCAGTCAGCACTTCCTCATAGTAAAACTCAAGGATAGCTGCGGGTACTTCTGTTATTAATTTATACATTGTTTTTACTCCATCCGTAAGGTATCGCTAGGGTTGCTGTGCCAGTTAGGACAGTGTTACCGTTTAAATCTGTAAGGGTCGTCTGTTTATCGGCTATATTTATCTTATCATTATCACCCCAATCAGTGTCGTATATCAGTTCTTTATACGCGTAGTTAGTGCTTAACTGTTGATTAGCTTCAACTTGATAATTCAATGCTTTGAAACCTATACTATTATTTGAGGGGGTTACTAAATCGAGGGGTGAGTGTCTGCTAAGCCTATAGGTTGAATTGTCAAGCTCCCCTGTTGAAGGATTAAGTCCGATATTGTTAAGAGGTGAAGAAGTGCTTAATAAGCCTCCTGCATTGTTGCTTGTACATACCTTCCCTATAAGGCTTTCACACAATAAACTATATCGTGCAGTGCTGTAGTAATTTGCATAAGCAACACTACCAACCCCTGCTTCCCCATTAAACACTGGTTCATTATTAGCAACCTTGGTTTGCTTGGCGAATGCGTCAAAATGTACAAATAAGAATTCTGTTAATCCATAGGTTACATTCGTATCATTATGGATACTGTCAATTGTAAGGTCGGCTTGTGCTGCCCAAACTTCAGATGCAGTTCGATATTCTCTTACAATAGTAGATGTTAAACACTTACGCCCTAAAGGTGTACTTAAGACTCGTGCACCACCCCATGAACCCATCCATCCATTCTTCATATCAGCATCTTGTAGGATTAGCGCAGGGTCACCATAAAGAACATCTTGAGTGAACTTACCTGATACTGAGATGTTGGTTTCAGTTGAACTCTCATACATCAAATAACAGTTACCTGCAATGTATGGTTCAGGGCCACCTGATATAAACACTAAGTAGTCAAGTGCTCCTGATGTATACCTCCCCACAACATCAAAAATGTCTCCATTACTATCCACAAACTTAGCACTTGCTATTCTTGAAGAGTCAGAGGTATTAATTGCTGCCTTAATGTCGATTGTTAATATCGTGTTTGGTGAAGGAAAGTAGACTGTCCAGTTGCTTCCTGACAGCCACTTACTCGAGGATGTACCTAAATCTAGAGGTTTAGTAAACTTCAACTTCTCAACACCACGGTAACTACCGTTTTTCACCAGTGCATCCACTTTACTAGCTTCTTCTGGTGATGATTTATCCCATGCTGATAAGCGGTAATCAATGACTCCACCTTGGCCTGAGGCGTATATAGCATCGTAGAACTTTCCGTCTGGTCTGCCACTTGAAGCAGAAGAAATACTACCACTTTCTATTGCAGACGCGATAGTGTACCAAGTCCCATGTGCGTTATTAGCGTGTACTTGTTTAAAGCACAAAGACCCTACTTGTGCATCAACTAACGAGTGACTCCATGCTTCACCATCAATAGCCGAATGGTCACTATTCCAATTACGAGTACCCATAGGATTAAAACTAGGATGGAAAGCACCTTGGTTCAATCTTGGTACAGTACCGCAGACTAGGAAGTAGCAGTGACCATCAACGCCTGTTGAAGTGTCTAAAGTCCAACCACCGTTGGTTGACTTAGCTATAGCTCTATCCGAGTGGTGGCTCACCTTATCTTGGCCAAAATAAGTACGAGTCCATACCGAGCTACCACCTACTGTAGCTCTATACCCTTGCGAACGTAAATGGCCACCAATGTATTTAGAGCATAAAGGTACGTTACCTATCTGATTACTGTCTATATAAGCCCAATCCCCATTACCTGCACCTGCAACAGTTCTCTGCCTAACTCTCCACTGATACGGTTTACCCTCAATCCAATACATATTGTTCTTAGGCTCACTAAACATTTTACGTTTGTTATCATTACTAGCATTAATGAAATCAACACCTTTACCAACTGAACCAGTATCACCATCAAATACAGCGTAATACGTAGCAGGTCTACTAGATGCTGAAGTACTAATACCATTCATTGTGGCAGCTTTAGACTGGATTAGACCGTTAGGATAAACGAATGGTTGTGACGCTGTTACTTCCTCTAACCAACCCTCAAAGCCGAACATATCAACTCGTTCTGTTACTACTTCGGTTGTTGGAACGAGAACTCGCACATTACTAAATTTAATCGAATGACCAGAGTTTGATGTATGCGAAAAATAAAAGCGTATTTTACTAAGAGTTTCTGTAAGCGTAACCTTGATTCGATTATGGCCTTGCGTAAGACCATAAACCCATTGCGAGTTCCCTAGTAAAACCTGACCCTCACCTGTCCCACTTAAATCAACGTCAACGTCAATAATGATTTCATCACCTGCTTGTAGTAATCCGCCACCTGTATAAAAACTAGCTTGCGTGCTTAATTTTGCCCCCTCTGTTCCGTCTTTAACAAGTAAGACACCTGTTGTGTCAACATATACGCTACCCCTAGTAGTAATACCCTCTGTCCAACGACCGTCATCACCAAAACGAAAATCTGCGTTTCTGAGTAATCCCTCAAAAGCCCTAGCAACAGCTTCATTAGTTGTAGTAGCAACATCACCATACTTCGGGTCAACATCAGTAGTATAATCAGTGATAACACCTGTAGCGCTGTCATACGTGACGGTTCCGTTGGGTGCCTCGGGGAACTTGATTCTTGATCGATTATAAGCAGGCGCTAAACCTATATCCTTAACTTCAGTTTCTATACCTGCAATATTAATTACAGGGTAATCAGTTTTTGAATTCCCTTTTGTGCCTGACGGGTGTGAGTCTCCCATATTCAATGCGTTAGCTATCCCTGAATTTGCCCATAGACCTTCATTCACATGTACATAAGTAGCGCTTTCATAATAAGATTTACCCATATGCACAAAGCCACTAGCCGCATACTTACTATTACCTCGGGCTTGGTCTTCTGCAAAGGTATTACGTCCTGTGATTTCAGCAGGTAGCCAATCAGGCTCTATGACACCATCTGCATCAGCTAAAGGAATCTTACCTGCTGCTGAAGCAAGCGTAGCTGTACCACCTGTAACTACTGCTGCTGCATTGTTAGCTTCAGTTGTAGCTCTATTAGCTTCACTAGTTGCTAAGCCTTAGTAGTAGCTGTCGCAGCCTTCTCGGTTGCTATAACCGCCTGCGCTGTGGCAGAAGCTATCACTTGCCCCTGCTGAGTAGTAACCTCTGATATTAACGCAGTCGTTTGACTAGTTAAATTAGAGATTGCTATTGTTGTTTCTGACATATTTTATTCTCCTAAGACATTGGATGCAATTGTGCAATCAATAATTGTGTTTGTACTAAATCCGCTGCAATGTTTATTACAGGGGCTTCCAGATTATCACTCGTAACTTGTGCCATTAGCACTTGAAATGGCTTGTGCTACATCTAAGCCTGTCTGTATTCTATCGAGGCCCGTCTGTGCCTCTGAGTTACTTGAGGCTGTAGCATATGATGAACTAAGTCCTGCTGAGACTGAGGCAGCATTAGCATTACCTAAGGCCCCATTGATAGCCCCAATATTATTAGCTGCAGTCTTAATACTATTAATATTATTAGAGACAATACCAATATCAAGCTCATCTAGGATTACTGCTGAAATGTTAGCAGTCATAGAGGCCACAGTACTAATATCATTAGTTATAGAAGCTACACCAGCAACCTCAGTAATATTAGTTGCTACAGTACCAATATCAACTTGGTCTGCTGCTACTGCAGTAACTGCAGAACTGATGTTTGCTACGGTACTAATGCTTGCATGGGTATTAGCCACAACATTAACATCATTAATTTTACCTGCTACAATACCAATATCAACTTGGTCTGCTGCTACTGCAGTTACCGCAGCACTCACACCTGCTACAGTATTAACATTAGTTACATTAGTAGCTACGGTATTAATACCTGCAATATTAGCTGCAACGCTTCCAATATCTAACTGGTCTGCTGCTACTGTGGTAACTGCAGGACTTATCCCTGCTACAGTACTTACATCTGTGCTAACCCCAGCCACTGTAGTAATCACAGGTATACTGCCCGCTACAATACCGATATCAACTTGGTCTGCGGCTACTACAGTAACTGCAGGACTTATGTTTGCTACAGCATTAACATTAGTAACATTAGCAGCAACAATACCAATATCAACTTGGTCTGCTGCTACTTCAGTGAGAGCACCACTTAAACCTAGTACATCATTAATATCTGTACTAATAGCAGCAACGGCAGCAACATTAGTAATGTTAGCCGCTACGATGCCTATATCTGTAGGTGAGTCTAGTAAGTCTGCGGGTGTGGTACCTACCTGTAACGTTAACACCTGGCCTACCAAAGGGGCTACATTAAAGACAGCGGCATTGTTTATTAAGTCATATTTATCTCTGGAGACTACAACCCCGCCAAGGAACACCCGAAGGTGGTCCTCAGATATAACTTTAAAATCGGAGCCAAAGATTCTTTGGTCCCCCGTAGTATTAAATACCTTATCAGATATCATATTTATTTATCCTATATTCCTCGTGAACCCTTGAGATGCAATTGACCTCTCCAAGATAACGAATTTAATTTAAAACCCTTATTAATGTGACTAACAAGTTCAATTTGAAGGTTATTGGCATTACCAACTACAGGGTACTTATGGTCCCCTATTTTAGCTAATGTACTTTCATCATAGTTTAACCATGTGCTTGTAACAGCCCCCCTAGTAACCCTCAGTCCATAGTACGAGTTATCTCCCATA